AGAGCAATCAAGCAACAGATTATAAACCTCCAGCACATGCTGAATGATCAAAACATTTTCAGAAATACTAATTTAGGTTTCTCCAACGTCTGGTCTGCTTATGGACTTTTATACCTTAGCAGATCTTCAACTCTATAACTATGCCATTTTTCTATTTTTCATTCTTTCATGCTTTTACTACTTATTATTTCATTAACTCTTGCCTCTAGCTTTAATCAGAATGTGCCTCTTCAGCAGTTCTCAAATAATCATTGAATTCATCATGATACACTGTCTTATCAAAAGTTTTTAGCTCTGATATCTCTTTATCTATGTGATTTATTGAGCTAAAGACTAAATCATTGATCTCTATATTTGTTGTGTTCTTGTATATACACTGATCATTTAAATAATCTAATTTAGCAGATATGTATGATCGTATCCTTAAAAGTACTTTCAACTTTTTGTTTTTGTTTTTCTCTGAAAAAACGGATTTTATCAGCATCTGCACATCGAAGGGCTCTATGAAATCCCCATGAGGAGTGGATAAGATTAAGAAATTTTCCAAGCTCGTAGCAACACCTAACAATATTTCTTCTTCTTTAGAATTCATAAAATGTCTTTGAACATATCCGCTTGCTCTCAGGGTCATTATAGATTTTATTAAACTCTCCATTCTATCATCTCTTTCAATAGAAAAATCAAAATGAGCACTAAGCATTTTTTGGACATCATACTCATTTCCCTTAATGCACAGCATCAAAAATTTCATGAGCTCACCTAGCAACAATGTATTTGCTGGTATCAAATAAGAACTCTTCTTTTTAGTAAGTCTCATTTGCCTAGAAACACTATCAAAAGTGCTGTGCTCATCTGTTATAGTGACAGGATTCAATTCTAACATGTCTGTTCCTAACTTAACATCAGAACCAGTTACTGTAAACCCATTTTGTCTCAGTATTTCTCTCACAGAATCTGTTATTTCTATATCACTTAATGATATAGTTTTATGTTCATAAAGTCTCGACATAACATCATTGTTAAGCCTAAGGGGATAATAGAAATAAACACTTCCTCCGAATCTTCTTCTGTATGGAGGTATATATTTGCTATTTCTAATATCTCTGAAAGCTATCAAATTGAGAGTAGAATTACTTGTGTGGCAAGCTTCACATGCTTTTATCAGTTTTAACATTTCAAATACATCATAATCAGAACATATAATTGATTCACTAGAAGAAAGCGAATGGAAGTCTGCACCGTTTGCTTTGTATGTCTTTATCCCTCTAGAATCATTTACCATAGCAAATTTCAACATTACACAAAGATTGCCAAAATTTGATAAACTTTCAGACCAGTATCGTAATTTACTTACTACTGATTGAATTCTGGCTTCTGTGTCAGTCAATTCTTGGCAAATGAGCTCCAACATCTCTGTGTGGGTGTTTATCAAATCATCAAATTCATTTTTCTTTAAATATACCTCAAATTCTTCTGAAGATTTGCATTCTCTCAAACCTTTGTGTGCAAGGTCATAGATTTGATTTAGGGAATCAAAAAAGAATGCTTTGTTTTCTTCATTTTCTATTCCTTCAACTGCATCAAATATAGTCTCTTCCATTTCTGAATTGTATGTTAGGCTCGTTTTTAGATTTTCTAAGATTTTTTCCATCAAACTGCTACTACTATCAACAGTCTTGTATAGCTCTGAATAGCACTCGCCTGTCCCTGCTCTCCTTAGCATATAGTTATAATTGTTTTCCATCAAAGACCATGTGAAATTACTAGCAAAATTGTATTTAACTTTCCCTTTGAATTTGACTCTGTCCAAAGTGACCACCCTGTTTGTTTCATTTATATAAATTAGCAAGTTTTTTTGTGAACTTTCATGTATACAGAATTCATTTGGCATGATATCAGTCTTCATGTTTATGTAAGTTTTTAAAGCACTTTGTTTGTCTATCAACATTTTTTGCAGCAACTTGTAGATTGACTTTACATGGGTATCCCACATTCTGTTGTCTTCTTCCCTGATGAATTCATACGGCGAGTTCAGATGTATTGCTATGTCTCCATTTTTCATCTCTAACTGAGCATAGTTATGTATAGTTTTAATTCCTATTTTGTATGATATACCAGACACATAGTAGCCTCTTGTGTCTTGTTCATCAGTTTTAATGTAGTTAACTTCACTTTGTCTTAGTTGTTCTACAACAAATTTGAACTCTCTTTCGTCGATGTATCCAAAGTTATACAACCAAGCAGCATATTTGCTCATCGCCATCAGTTGAGGTCTGTATGATAAGACAACATGACTTGCAGTCCGTATTTGAGATATTGCTCTTTTAACAGTTTTCAACTCAGAGTTAACTCTTTGGAGTAGATTGATCGAGTTAAAGTTTAATTTGGAGAGAATGTTTCTTATATCTTCTATCCTCATATCTGGGAACAAGCTCTGTATTCTATCAGAAACATATGAACAGCAGTCCAAAAGTTTTTCCAAGCTTGTGTCTCTTTGCAGTGAAACTATCATTCTCGAATTTCTGTCGATTACAAAGTTCAAATTTGTGTAAAAATTGATATTAGTGGATCTGCTATAGATTGTGCTCCACAGTGCCAAAACATTAGTTATGAAAGTTTTCCCTAAATTATATTTTGAATAAAAAGGGAAATTTTTCCTAGAAAAGCATGTGTTTAGAGAAAGAAGTTTATTTTGTGATTGTATCATATAATTTATAGACAAAACTTTCCTTTTTAAATCGTCTGCAAGAATGAATTCTTCTGTCTTCAGCTCAGTACCATCTGGTGTAAGATACTTTTTCACGTCATCAAAGGTCTTTCTATTCCCAAAGATATCATGCAGTATGCAAATGGAGTTTTCTGTCAAAGGTAGTCTTTTCAAACCAAGATCAACCAGGTACTCCATTCCATATATTGCTGACATGACTATCAAACCTGGTGATCCTTCTATTATGCTAGGAACTTTTTCTGTAATGAACCATCTAAAATTGTAATTAGCTTTAGGTATGGATGCATTTGCTACTGAATTTTCCATTAAAGATATTATCATTTCAAAATTCATGTCTTTAGTTATCATATCTGCCATAGTGTAAATGATCTTGTAATCATTTTTAGATTTATCCATGACTTCCTTTAATTTAGAAGACATATTTTCTTTGTAAGTCATCATTTGTTTTGAATTCGGGTCAATGAATGTTTTAGCTTTAGATCTCAATATCCTGTCTAGAGCCAGTTTTTCAGTGGATTGATTAGACATTTGGTTTCTCTTACTGATACTGCTGTATGTATACAGATTAGTAAGGATGTAATCTTTATCATTCATTGGGGCTATAAGAAGTGCCTCAGGATGTTTAGACATGTGTTTGTATAGTTCTTCCATTTGCACTTTTGATACCATGTAGTCATCTTCTAAAGTCTCATTAATATCATCTTCATCAACTTGTACTCTCTTTAAGGATTTTAGCAAATCAGAATTTTTCTTGAGATTTGGAAACAATTTACAAAAGTCTTGGAAACTGGAGTTCTTCATTAGAGAACTTTCGCTAACATAACTTGGTAATTTTATGATTTGTGTCATCATTGTTTGAAATTTGATTCCTATGTTCAAGCTGTCACTGTCTTCAGACATCAAGCTGGTTTTGAACAAATTGACTAAACATATCATTTTGATATCCTCTTTTGTGACTTGATTATTTATCACTCTTTTGTTCAACTCATTTATTCTTAATGTCACAAAACCAAGGCTGTTGACTTGAGTTTTTAAAGTAGAGAAATCTTTTTGTTTAAAAAACTCTAACAGAACCTTGTAATAAATATATTGATCATTGGATGATGGACCTAATATCGATAGCATTTCTACAGGTGCTCTCATCCAACCTCCTGCACAAGTTGGTATTTCTTCTTTCAATAAGGGAAAATCTATTTCTTTGCTTATAGCCATAACATCATTTTCTTCTCCCGGTAACATGGAATAGATGCTTAAAGCTTGGCATTGTATAGCAGAGTATGCAAATGTAATAAGTTCATTTGGGCAACCTTTGCGAAGCAGCATTGTTACGTGTATAGAAAGTGACATTAGATCATCAAAATAACTATTGTGTGAAGATTCTGTGCAACAATTTGCTAAATGTCTACAATAAAGAGGTATTACTGCTCCATTAATTATTCTTTCAGATATAAATTCTACCTCGGATTCAGATGCATAGCTTTTTTTAGGGTTTAGTGTTATACAATAGCTTTTGAAATGAGATTGAATGCTTCTAAAAAGGAATTCAGACAAGTTGGCGCTGTTAAAACCAGTTAAAAAATTTGAGATATCACCTTTTACGACAACTGAAGTGGCATTATCATCTGAATGAACCATCCATCTTACAGTGAATTCAAAATCATCATTTGTTTTCAATGCTTTTTCATAACCAAGCATGGCACAAGAATGATACACTGATGACAAGTAGTTTAAATTCCCTTGTAGCCAATTCATAGATACAGGGAAAGTGTTGGTTTCTAAGTTGTTTGTTAATGCAGATATGGCAGTCCCATAAGATCCATAAGTAGATTGTCCTCTTTTAAGATTTAGAAAAACATCTGTAGGTATACAAACTCTTTTAAGCTTGACATACATCAGTATGCATTCGCACATCATGTTTATCTCACCTGTTGTCAGCACTGGATTCATTAAAACTGCTAATATATATTTATAAGTCAAATCTGATGCAGACCATTTAGATTGATCTGCAGATAGAAATGCCATCTTACATTCTAATCCCTTTTGGAGTGTTGTGTTATAATTGGTTATAGTATCATATGAAAGAGATGCTAATGTTTTAATTTTATAATCACCAGATATGGATATGGCTTCTGAAGGGTCGGATTGGGCTATGTGTTTGTATGTGTGTTCTATGAAATATAACATCATTTTAGTTTTCATGCTCATTAGGTAAATTTCTCTATCCATTTTGGTTCTTTGCATTTTTTCAAAAACAGACACCAAAAAATCGGTGTTCCCTGCATTTGTTCTAGTTTTCATTAAAACAAATTCTAGAAGTTGGATAAAGGTCATCTTGCTTCCAGACAATCCTCTACCTAGGTTTTCTAAAGCATCTAAATCCAAGGTGGTTATCTTATTATATTCTTTTATAAGATCATAAAGTTCTTCACTCACTTTTTTTGACTTCAGCACAGTGGTAGTGGAAGAATGTCCATATCTGACTTTAATGTATGTTTCAACTGTTGTAGGATGGCTATTTTGATAAAATTTGTCATAACTAGTTTTCATCAAAGTTTTATTTTCTCCAGATGTCAATGAATTGAAGTAGTGGAAATAATCAGACTCTTCAAGTTCTTCTAATGTCATGAAATTCCTAAGTGCATCTTTATCTTCCACAAAGCATTTTAACACCCCTTTCAGAACATATTCATCTTTCCCGTTGATTTTTTCAGGATCTTTGCCCAAACAATTAGATAAACATGATTTGATCTCAGAATTTTTTATTATTTCTGCTTTAGAGCATTTTTTTGACGATGTCAAGGTTTTTATCTTGTATGGAGTAGATAAAAAATCTTCTTTTGATTCAATATTGGATCTGGTTGAGCTGACATTGTCCACAGTTTTGATATAGTAATCAAAGAGTGTTTTCACATTTAAAGCTCCGTCAATTGAAAAAGGACCAGAATCGTTAAACATTTCTTTTTTTGGTGTGATTTCTTCATCCAACCCAAAGCCCATTTTTTCTCTAAATTTTACTTCCCATTCTGCTGGTACATTCAGCAATGATGTTAAGTTGTGGATGTGAGTGTGAAGAGATTTTGGCATCATGTAAATTGCCAAGTAAACATTATTATACAGGCATTCAATAGTTTTTAAAGTAGATCCTGTTATGGGACAAATTATATTTAGATCACCAATACCTCCAGACATATCATTTTCTTGATCAATCGTCAGTGGTTTTATGCTATTACTCAGGTTAATTCCTTCCATCTTCAGCAAAAGGTTTTTTATTCCTGAAACAAAATAACAATCTACTACATTAGTAATATCTGGATCAAATTTTTCTGCTATATATTCTTTGATGTTTGAGTAATCTGATAAAGGCAAAAACCCGGCATATCTCATGAAATCAAATATACCCATTCTACTAAGCTTTGTTACTGTACCTATAACTACTGATGAAAATAATATGTTTTTCAAATAAGAGACAACATTTGAAGGGCATTCTAAGATGTCTATGCTTTTTTTAGATAGCCACTTTTTTACTTCTGAACTCAATAGACAATACTGTGCAAAACAGATAGGCACTTTACTAGGGGCTTTAAACAAACTCAGCAATCTGACTTGATTAAGTCTTTGGGGTCTCATTATATTTATAAAGTAATCACCATGTTTAAATGATACTACAAGCTCTTTTGTATACAACGATGCAAAATGAGGTTGAAGCAGCTCAGGCACCCTATGCAGTGTTATGTAAGGAACACCAGATTTCCCTGTATTAAGTCCATCTCCTTTAAATGCTAAACAAAGCATGCTGGTGTTGGCACAAGTTAGTATTTTAAAGTCAGTTTTCCTCATGAATCTATCTGCAACCATCAAACCCTTTGCCAGTTGCATCATGTCTTCACTGTATGAATATATAGCAAGAGATTGAGATAATTTGTGTAAATTAATGGATACATTCATTTCTGTTTCAATTAATTTTCCCTTTGTAAAGTATTTCTTTGGATCATTGCAGTATTCTGAATAGACCGAGTTAATTTTCCCAGTTTCTTTTTCTCTAATATCAAAACCATTGAGTGCATACATGCTCTGTATCATAGAATTGCACCAATACTTCACATCAGGATTGTCATGTCTTATGAGTTTCTTGTTGTGTGAAATGGAGCCAACAGGTTCATCTACTATTTCTGTGCTAGATGAAACATCGTATTCACCTTCTTTTAGCATTGTCTCTTCATTGGCAGTTCTTGACATTTTCAGCTTTTCCATCAATTTTAATTTGTGTTCGTTTTTTCTTTTTTTGCCCATATCAATATTCATCAATGTTAATCCTTTAAAAAATCTAGATCTAGTTTCCTTACTAGGCCCATCTCCTAGAGTGAATTCATTACCATTCCTGGTTTTAACTTTCCCTATATCAACCCAGCACTTTTCTTTGCTTGCTCTAGATATTTTAATGCTACCATCCTTTATATCTATTACATCTTCTGCTCTTATTTTATTATGGCCTGTAGTATCACAGCTTAAATCTTTCAGGCAAGTTTTTACCAACCTAAATAAAGTACCCGAGAAATCTCCTTGACTAGATTTCCCTCCATAACTTTTATTATGTATGAGCACTTCTTCATCATCGAAGCATGTTCTGAAGTTTTCAACAATGCTATTGTTAAAGTTCATTCCATCTATATCCAATTTCTCTGTGGAAGGCGACCAGCATACAGAGAAGTTTGTCTTAGTCTCTTGTAGGTCATTCGTGAAACATCCAGGGTATTCTAGTTGATAATTTGTTGCATTTATGTTGAAAGATTCTTCTATAGATTTTATTTCCTTTTCTTGGCTTTTCTTTGATATCATATCTGTTTTTATTTTCTCCATATGTTTAGCATACAGACTTTCAAATAGATGCTCATTATTTTCTAGATAAACTTTCAAGCTTTCTTCTGTTTCCTTTGGCTTGATCCACATCAATTTGCAGTTAGTTTTGTACCCATCAAATTTATCTTTTCTGTGCAAATCACTCATGGTTTTAGAGTGGAAGACATAATTCCCAAAAATAAAATGCACCATCAATTCTTTGCTTATAACATCATTTGGTAGTGATTTGATGATCTTAATTATATCTTGGCTCATCAGATTGTCTTTCAAAGTAGTGTTTTTGTATTCAAAGGACCAATTGCTGAAAAAGACCTCGTCTGTCCTGTTCATATAGTCACTTATCTTAGACATTAGAAGGTTTTTAAACGCTTGGCACTCTGAGTAAAAATTGGTAAAACTTGGTCCGTCCTGTCCAGCTAGTTCTCTAAGGTTTTTGACTGATATAAGCTTTGTTCTAGATGCTGCATTCCTCCTATCTACAAATGTCCGATATGGAGAATTTCTCATTTCTTCAATAACCCTACAAGTAGTAGCTACTATGGGCATGTAGTTCATAGGCTGCAATATCACTATAGTGACAAAGATAGGGTATCTTTTTAAGAATGGCTCTCCATTTACTTTAATGTCTTTAAAAGTTTTCCATATGCCAGTATAATAATTTTCAGAGGTTTTATTTTCTGTCATAGTATCGACAGATACTTTCCAATCATATATCATCAGGCAGGCTTTTTCCCCTGTTGTTTCCTTATAAATTACATAATTATCTGGGGTTTGATGCTGAAAAACTAGTTGAGAAACCAGCTCGTCGAGGTTATCTATTTTATTGCTTATATCCTCTTTTTTTGAACAATACTCTAGATAATTCAGAATGCAGTCTTTCATTACAACATCGTGCCTATGTTTAGGAGCAAAATGCAATTTTGAACTAGCTAAGACTCCAAATAAGTCATGTCTCATTAATTCTAGTTCTTTGTATTTATCGAGAAAAATAAATATTTTCTTTTCCATTTCTTTCTGATCTATTGACATTGTGCTCTGGTAATAAGTAGCTTTCATGTCTACTATTTCATCAATAACACAAGACATGCTCATTATAGCTTTTAGACCAGAAGAAATCGCTTCTGAACCATCTCTATACTTTCTCTGTATAATGTTGGACAGAAGGATCAATTTCTCCCTGATATCGCTTAAAGACACAGTAATTGGGCCTGTGATCTCTAGGAAGCTGTGTACGTTTTGAAGATTCATTGTAGTTTATAATTTCGTTGCTCGATTGCTCT